CCAGTCAAAAGACTTAGCCAAATCTATTCCATAAAACATTGGTTCATTATAACTTAAACTGCAAGTACACTTTGTAATATGTTCAGCACCAAATGGATTGGCTGCATTCTCCATTGGATTAGCCATATACTCTTGTTCAAATACTGTGTTTGGTAATTGCGCTTTTGCATCGTTAATCTCAGAAGTTAAAATATAAGGGTTATCATAAGTAGTAAACTTAAAACTCTCCCAATCTCTTTGCCCGCCTTTCATATACAAAGAATAAAAATAATTCTTTCCTCTAGGTGTAGATAAAAATAATGCTCTACCTTGATAATCAGTTAAAGTAGGTCTAATTGAATTTAACCATCCATCCTGTAGATCAGATATAAAACTAGCTTCATCAATTACAACTAAATGAAACTTTCTACCTCTTAAGTTATCTAGTCTTTCGCCGGTAAAGAATTCAACTGTGCCTCCATTAGGAAAGTGAATAGTTAAATCGCTTTTGTTATTTTCAAAGGGTACACATTGAGTAAGTTTCTCAAAGAATGTTTTTGCTAGTTTATAAGTAGGTGTAATATAGGCAACTTTCATTCCTTGTAAAGCATTGCTAATTATTTCTACCTGTGAAAGTTCAGACTTACCAAATCGCCTTCCACACATAACTACTCTAAACCTTGCAGTTGATTCGAGTATTTTAGTTTGGTTAATATGCGCTTCTGGTAGTTCTAAAATCATAATATTGTTTTGCCCTTAACAAATACTACTTCTATTTTGGAATCCTGTGTTACTGCAGTAGTTTCTTTTGGTTTACCATAAACCCTTGATAGTAAAGTATCAACTGAATATAAAGAACCTTTAGCCATTGACTTGATCAAAGCATTAGCTAAAGTTTTTTCTAGTATTGTACTTTTTTTATTGTCCCATACTTCCTTAAGTTCATCTACAGTCATTGCCATTAATACTTGTATACAATCCATTACCTGAGCATTGGTATAACCAAATGGCGCAAGTTCTGTGATATACTTTCTTGGTCTACCATTGCGATTACCTTTCCAAGCTGCTCCTTTCTCAAATCGGTTTAAATATCCGCCGTGTGGTTGTTTCTCTAGTGACATATATTTACTATTTTTTCTCTTTCCATTAATAAACTACTGCAGGTATGTCCGGGTGCTTGTACCATCCTGTAATTAATTCCTAATCCCATTGCTATTGTTGACAAAGCAGAATAACCACCTGTAAACATTTTAGCATTGTAAATCATTTCTGCTGCAGTTGTAAAATCACAATCAAAAAACTCTGCTTCATTTGTATTTAATCTATCAAACTCTTCTTTGTAACCCAAGTAAAATACTTTCTCACTTATTGTTAAAAGGTATCTAATTTCTTTATGCCAGTCAAAGTTAGGATCAAGGTAATTAGTACCTGTGTTTATTACCGAATAAGAATAAGGGATATAAAAGTCTTTTTTATTTAAAGTAAGCCAACCATCCCTCCAAGTATTATCCTCTAAATTTTGTGCCTTTAAATGCGCCTCAATGATATTGAAGTGATGACTTGCATATTGTCTAAACTTATCTAAGTCTACATCTATATTAGGTAAGTTATCTGAAATTATAACATCCTCAATATATGGCTGCATCTTAATTAAAGGTGCAATGCTTTCTGCTCTTTGTAAATGATAAGGTGTGATATATAAAATACCGCCACCCATCTTTCTTATGGTAGGTAAACTAAATATTAAATCTCCTGTTGCTCCACTATGCTTGAATGTTGTCATACCATCTGTATATTGTATTTAAGAAATCTATTACACATACTTTACAGTTATTATTAAAGTGGTAGTATTCATCTTTAAGTCTACGATATTCATTTAAAAGTTCTTGTTGAACATCGTGATGAAAGTTTACGATCTCTCCTGTCTTATGGTAGAAGTCATAGTAATGCCGGTGCTTATCAAATATTAGATTTGATAATGCTTTTGTAGGCATTAAATCGTTGTTGATTAATTTCGGTGAAGTTATATTTCTTGGACGCCCACGCATAAAGTTCGTTACCTAAATTTTCCCTTAGGCTTGGGTTGTTAGTTAATAAATTAATGTACTTGAACCAATCCTTCTGACTGTTAACCCATAACACAGGTGCATCAGTATCTAGATTATAAGGTGCAACGTTTGAACAAATAACTGGTAGTCTCTTTGCTGCTGCTTCTAGTATTTTTAAATTGCTTTTGCATCCGTGCCATTGGCTATCTTCCAAAGGTATTAAAACAATATCAGCATAGTTATACATATCCATATACTGAGTAGGACTTGCTGAATGTAATTTAATAAAAGAATGCTTACCGGCAAACATTGAGAACATCCGATCCCATATTGATTTTGTATAAGGATCGCAGTCATTATATCCACCCATTACCATTTGAATATTACCTGTTAATCTTTTAAGTGGTTCTCTTAATATCTTTATATCGTTTTCGTGACTAACTGAACCGCACCAAAATATTCTGACCTTATCTGATTTAAACCTAGTATCTGTAAACTGATTTAACCCATACGGTAAAGCATTAGGAATAACAATCACATTATCATTAAACTGTTTTGCTTTATTCAATAAATTGACATTTGTAACCGTAACTAAATCAGCAGCCATCAAATTACGTTCTATTCTTTCTCCTATTACTTGGTAAGTTTCGTAATTAATATGGTTAACCGGCAAATCCCAATGGTCATCTATATCCATAACTACTTGACACCCAAGCAGTTCCTTAGTTTTGTTCCAATCAATATCGTATTGGCATATCCTATTATACACTAGTAAATCCCAATCATCTGTCTTATCTTCTGTTATAAAGTTGGTTACATAGCCTTTAATATCATTCATAAAAGCGAGAGGCAAAACTACTCTGTGAAATCCGCAACCTGATTCTTTATTAGTTATTCCGATTATGTTCATTTGATCTTAATTGAAATAAACCCTGCTGCAAATATTACTGCTATTAATTCTACAAAATGTATTGGTAGGAAGGTAAATAATAAAGCACACCATACTGTTAAACATTGGATGCAGTCAAATGGTCTGAATCGTTTTATCATTGGTATTTTAAATATGCGCTTTAGTATGATGTGTCCGTTGAATACATTAATAAAATAATAAGCAAATGTAAATGCTGCTATTGGTATAATATACATTTTAATTCTTTTTTTACTTTGTTAGTAATATTGCAAACGTGGTTAACTGGTATTCCGTAATACTCTGCTACTTTTCTATTGCTTCCTAGTTCTACGTATTTATTAAATATTCTTATTTCGTGATCTGTTTCTATGTCTATGTTATTTTTTGTGAGTGCTTTTGTTGCCTCGACTGCTAAACTCTCAGGGATTGTAGGTAAATCCAATTGACTATTAAAATACTCAACTGCCTTTAATAAATCACTTTTTTTATACTTATAATAGAATTCTGATGTTTTAGAAGTAGCCATAAACCAACATATCTTAATAGCATATCGTAATAAGTTATTAGAGGCAAATAAAGCTGCTATTTTATCACAAGGCTGAAGTAGTAAGCTAACTGCTATTTCTTGTCTTAAATCGTCTTGTATTGATTCAGGCTTTGTTTTGCCTATCGCTTTTATAAGGTCAGGATGGTTATATATCTCCAAGACTATATCATTACACTTATTCATTTAAACCATTGATTATATATTTCAGTTGCTATTTGAGCAGTCATAACTGGTGGAACTGACATACCAATTAAATATTGTGGTTGAATTTTTTTAAAATTATAATCAAGTGGATAACTACCTATTAATTGCAATTCTATATTTGTTAAATATTCATTTTTTATAGGATGAAATAAATTTGAACCACTTGCAATTGTATTACAACAATCATTAAAATTTAATCTAATACTTGTAAAAAAATTACCTTTTGGATGATTGTATGATAAACTTTTTCCTTGTGGTGTTATTTCTAAATATTTTAAAATTTCTCCAGTTGCTTTTTTTCTTATAATATTGTTTTCTTCTATAATTTTATAACATATTGTATCTTCATTAAAATTTAATTGTAATTTAGTAAAGTTTAAATTATTTCTTTGACAAATAAAAAATACACGTTCTCTTTTTTGAGGTACGCCCATACTTGCAGCATTTAATAAAAATAATTGTACTTTATATCCTGCGCTTTCAAATTCTTTTTTTATCCTATGTACGTATGCTTTTGCATTGCCTTGAATTAGCCCTTTTACATTTTCAGCAATAACAACTTTTGGTTGTAGCTTTTTAGCAAGTGCTATATAATCAAAAAACAAATCATCTAATCTTTGCTCTGCTTGCCCTTCTCTAAATAATTTTGTTTTACCCCAATCTTTTTCTCTATTGCCAGCCATACTAAAACTTGAACAAGGTGGACTACCGTCTAAAATATCTAAATTATATAAATCTTCAGGAAAATTAGTACGCTTTGCAAATTCTCTAATATCTTCAATAAATAAATATTTAGGATTATGATTAGTTTTATAAACATCTGCTATTGATGGGTCAATTTCAACACCACCTAAATGTTCAAAACCTGCTAACTTATAACCCATAGTTGAACCACCACCACAAATAAAAGTACCAAATACTTTTAATCCGTTTTTGGTAGGATAACCATCTTTTAAATACCATTTATAATTAAATTTATGTTTATTCATTTCCTAAAAGTTTCCAGACTGCTTGCTCTGGTGTTTGTGCAATTTTATTAAGTTGTTCTTTTACTAAATTATATTCATCTTCTGTATATTTTAATTTAATAATCATTTCAGTATCTAATAAATCAATATTAATTTCTTTATTTTTATCTGAATAATCATCATTATTAAATACTGGCAAATCTAATCCCCAATCCTTTAATTCTATTTCATCCCATTCATTAGCAACCATCTCCCATTCCCATTCCCCAAATCCTACAGATCCGTTAGGACAGAATGTTGTTGAAAATGGTTGTAAAGAATTTGATCCAGTAAAGGATAAAATTGGACCGTTTAATTCGATCTTAG